GGTATCGTCCCCTGCTTCCCTGGCGGGCAGCAGGGGACACCGATACTCTTCGTTGAAGAGTGTCGGCCCTCATCTGGGTTTTCAGCATGGAACGCTTACGCACCGCCTCGAAAGAGGTTTGGTGTATTGCGCGTCGCTGCTTCATCCTCGGAACAATAAGCCGGGGAAGTCAGATGAGGTTCCGTATTCAGCTCAACTCTGTTAGGTGTGATCCCATGGTATTACATGCTAGGTCTTGGGCGGGTCAGGTCCTCACGGGCCAGACACGCTCTTCCCAGTTTGCATCATGGGGCAGCTACTCAATCGGCGGCGTTGCCAGCAATGAATCAATCATTTGCGGGCATCACCAGCGTCGTGGAAGTGGCTGGTCAGGTGGAGGTGCGATGTTCCTTAACCGGAACGTTACGTACGAATCCAATCCTGTATATTATTCCAAGACTTCTGGTACCAACCAGATTCAAGGAACTATACGGATGGGTGGGAACCTATCGGCTTCATATCCGATGGGTTTATTCCCAACACCCTCTGATTCACAGCTCGATTCCGATGGCACTACTGCCATTGCTAGAACCGAGCCAACCAATCCTGCTTTCGATCTCTCTGTTTTTCTCGGAGAGCTCCGTGCAGAAGGGTTGCCTAAGATGCCCGATCTCGTCACTAGAGAAAAAGTGTTGACGGCGAAAAACGCCGGCGACAACTATCTCAGTGTTGAGTTCGGGTGGCTTCCTCTGGTTCGCGGTATTCGTGATTTTGCGCATACCGTGGCCAACTCAGATGACATCGTCCGTAAGTATCAGGAAGGTGCCAACCAAGTTATACAGAGGAGCTATGAGTGGCCTCTACTCGATGAATCTTATGCTGAGCCGATGTCTTTTGGCTCTCTTCATCAGAATGGAGGTTCATGGACGCGTGGTGGTCGGCATCAACGCCGATTCCAACGCAAGTGGTTCGAGGTAGAATATCAATACTACCTCCCCACGGGGGGATCCACTAACGACAAGTTTCGTCGTTATGGATCCTATGCTCGTAAACTCTACGGGCTAGATTTATCCCCCGAGGTTCTTTGGAACCTCAGTCCATGGAGCTGGGCCGCCGATTGGTTTGGCAATGTTGGAGACGTAATGCATAATGTCTCCGCCATTGGCACTGACGGCTTGGTGTTGAAGAATGGCTACATGATGTGCCATACTGGAAAGATCACAACTGATCACGGCTATCATGCCGGAACAGGAGCGGTCGGTTCCCGGACAAACGTCGTTGAAACAAAACAACGACGTCCCGCAACACCGTACGGATTCGGCCTTTCATATGATGGTTTATCCATCAAGCAGAAGGCCATTCTGGCTGCACTGGGAGCCTCCCGGTGGTAGTCATAGATGGTTCCAGAGTTTAGTACCTCTGGGATTTTCCACCCATGACGTCCCTTAGGGACGCCCCTCAACACAGGAGATGTTTGATGTTTGCAGACCCAACAATCACGGTCAACGCGGTCGCGCAGGCTCTGAAGCGTACCTCAATGGGTACCAACTCAGGTGCATTCGCGACCAATGACGGCACCCACAAGTTGGCTATCTCCCATACTCTGGGAGGTAACAACCAGCGGATGATTCGTCTCGACCGTGTCCAGACGGTAGCAAACCCCCTTTCAACTGGGGAGTACTTTGACGCGACAGACTCTGTCTGGCTCGTCTCTCGTACCCCCAAGATCGGGGCGCTCACTGTCGTCCAGCAGAAGCACCTCGTGGATGGCTTTCTAGCCTTCCTGAGTGCTTCTAGCGGAGCCGCCATCACCCAGCTTCTGGGCGGTGAAAGCTAAGTAGCGAGAGCTACTTGTCTGCAGGCGTCAGACTAGGTATTCGACACACCTCCGGAAGGAGGGATCGATGAAAAGACTGACGTCACTGTGGAGAGTACTGGCGCAGGAATGCGGCAGTAGATGCGGTACCAGCACTATCCGCGACCATAAGACAGTCGTGGATCGGGTCAAAGTAGAGGGTGAATCGTTTCTAACGATCACCTTGCCCCGTTTCTGCAAGGACCTCGAGAGGTCCCTAGAGGACGGGAAGATTGGCTCCGACCTCTTCGCTGGATTTCAGCGGAGAGGGGGTTTCCCCCTATTCTTAGGAGGTTTCCTTCGCCAGATCTTTGACCCATGTGGAGTGCTTCTCGACGAACCTAACATCGATTGCATCTCATCCATTCGCGAACTTACGTCCGTGTTTGGTAAGATCGAGCGGCCCTGCAGTAATGCCAGGGTGACTCGTGCGATGCGACAGTTCGTCGAGATTGAGAAGGAACTCGCTGCGTTTGACACCAGTAGCTTGGAGGAAGAAATCTTCCCCCTCTTTCGCCAAGCGTCAACGCTGCTATGGGCTGATGTGTTTTCATTCGTCGAGAATTCTATTCTCGACAGACATCAGCTCGGCCTCGACTGGGTGAACCCTTCTAGCGAAGGAAGTTCACACAAACTCTCTCGAAAGAGAGCACTCAGTCGAGCCGGACATCGGAGTTCAGTCGACCCCTTGGATGTAATCCTTGGGATCGAGCCGCGAGTCCGTCGTAAGACGTTCACTCACGGTCTTAAAAAGATGCCGGAGAAGCTCTTCGAGTGCGAACTCGTCGATCCATCCAGTATCCACTCCTTTGTCCCCAGGCATGGCCCCGGTGCTACTGCTGATAGGCTCCGCGGAAACGCGAAGTATTCTATCAGTAAGTGGCCACGGAGATTGGAAAGTGTGTTTCCTTACGGAGATTACGCTCTCCCTCAACTCGCCTTGTACAACGAGTTGGACCATGTCGAGTTCCTCGAGCCTGGGGCTGAGATACCTGTAAAGGTCATCCCAGTTCCTAAGACGGACAAGACCCCGAGAATCATCGCTGTTGAGCCCACTGCTATGCAGTATGCTCAGCAAGGCATTTTCCAGAAGATTGTCTATCGCCTGGAGAATGCGGTCGAATTTCCACCACCCTTCGGTGGTAAGGAGTTCGACCTCGGGAAGTTCTTCGTCGGATTTGAGGACCAGGAAGCAAATCGCATCCTGGCTCGCAAGGGCAGCCTCGATGGCAGCCTCGCTACGCTCGATCTGAGCGAAGCATCCGATAGGGTCTTGAACTCGCATGTGCTCCTCCTGTTTGAAAGGTTCCCTCGATTGTCTGAGGCAATCCAAGCAACCAGGAGTTCGCATGCGAATGTTCCTGGTCATGGGGTTATCCCTCTGACCAAGTTCTCGTCTATGGGCTCTGCGCTTTGCTTTCCTGTAGAGGCCATGGTCTTCACGACCATCGTCTTTTGCGCGATTGCAAAAGAGCGCGGCGTTCCACTGAACCGAAAGCTCATAATGAGCCTTCGGGGCAAAGTGCGTGTCTACGGTGACGACATCATTGTCCCCGTAGATTGTGTACAACGAGTGATTCAGTTCCTAGAGGCCTTCGGCCTCAGAGTGAACAAAGGCAAGTCGTTCTGGAACGGCAAGTTCCGGGAGTCTTGCGGAGGCGATTACTACAACGGCGAGTGGGTTACACCCATTCGTCTGCGGAAGGAACTGCCTCGATCACTCGCTGATGTTGATGGTGTTGTCGGGTTGATTGCTTTCCGAAACCTCCTCTACTGGGGTGGTTATTGGGAGACGGTCGCCAGGCTTGACGATCGAATTCGGACCCTTCTTAAGGGCCGTTTCCCGATTGTTGAGTCGACAGCAGCAGGGCTTGGTCGTCAATCCGTCCTTCCATATCAGGAAGAATGGCAAGATGCCAAGTTGCACGATCCCAGAGTCTCTGGGGCTATCGTGAAGCACAAGATTCCGAAGTCAAAAGCTTCGGGCTCTGGTGCTCTGCTGAAGTTTCTCATCAAACAGGGGGTTCTTCCCTCTCAAGATGAGAAGCACCTAGAACGTCAGGGACGTCCTTCAGTGTCCCGCATCAAACTGAAGGGGATCCGTCCGTATTAATTACGGGCGGCGGGGAGCGGGTTTGTTTCTAATGGGTTGTTTCTGGTAGCGACCTTCGGGTTGCGACCG